GGTCATTGAACGTGCAGCCAGCTCGTATTGAAGCTCCTGCTCCGGCGGGATGTTGTTCTTAATCCATTCCATTTTTTGTCATGCATTGGGTAGAAGAAGACGCTGGCAAGACCCAGCACGGAGAAGGCATCAGCCGAGCACCAGCAAAGGCAAAAACAAAATTGTTTGACCTAATCGTAAGGCAACCTGGCGCACGGCCAATGAAATTCAGCATTCCCGCAGAAACGGCAGTAAAGGCGAAACAGTACGCCGCTGCACGATGGCCACTGGCTGATATCGAGCTTGTGGGGTCGTAAAACTGTGGAGGAATATTGCACGCATACATTTCGAAAAATTATTTCCACGCATAATTGGAAAAACAATTCGCCAATCAGAAGCTACTGGCTTCGATGCAAATGCTGCGGCTACGAGTGGAAGGTTCATTACGATCGAAGCGCCCAAAAGGAGGTCCTTGTCGATCGCGATTCAATATCGCGACCCCTAAGGTTAAATAAATTAACACCAGATGATGTAAAACTTATTCTTACTGATTCACGAAGTGGTGTCGAACTAGCGCGTGAACTAGGCGTCAGCCATCAGTCGATCAATCAAGTGCGCAACGGTGCAACACATCGCAACGTTTGGCCGCAACTAAAGCGAAACGCGCCTAAGACATGTGCGCCCGCTAAACCAGGCGTTGAAGACTGCCGAAATTGCACCCATTGGTGGCAGGGTCGCTGCGGATTAGACGTACCGGAGGCTGGCAATGACTTCGCCACTGAATGCCCTTACTTCATGCTGGATGACTAATGGCAATCACTAAAAACTGCCGCCCATGCCTCGTCTGCTCCCGCCAAACCACTGCTCCGGTGTACTGCGACCGGTGTTATCGCGAAACTCCAGCCGGCAAGCTGGAATATGCGATGAAGAATAAATACAGGCAGGTGCCAAATGGCGGCCCATGTGCGGCATGCTTGCACTGGATTGGCCGTTGCGGCCTCGGTCTGCCTGAAGGCGGATCAAAATACGGCAGGGACTGCTCCCTGCTCCTACTTCAAAATGAATTATGCGTAGCCACCCATTCTTAAATTCAATTGAAACTGCGATTGTTCGCTGGCTTATTAAGTCGCCTCGCATTGGTTACATCGCAATCAAGCAGTACGGCGAGCCAATTACTTGGCTTGTCCGCGATGAAAGCGACCCATTGCAGCCAGACCTGGACTACGAACCTGAAGAAGATGAGGAACCTCTGTCGATGCAGCTTGAGCGGCTTTACCATTTACCCGATGCCGATCGCTAGTGCATGTATCTGCCTAGCGCAGGCGTCGGATCGCACGGCGTCCATGCAATGACATGGGGTGTCGACACTTATTTCAAACCTTGGTTTTTCGATGGAAAAGTCGTTTATTGGGGCGACCCAGTCTCTGAGCGCAGAGACGCTTTGCGTTGAGCTGCCGAAATGGCAGATCGAGAATGGCAAAGCTAATTTCATGGATTATCTGTACGAATTGTACGATCGCGAAAACGAAGAGCCTGGCCTGAAAGGGACTTACACGGGGCTTTGGGAGCGATTCAAAAATGACACAGCGCAGATCATGCGCGCTGGCCACATTGAAACCGGTACTCTTTAATGCAAAAGATCATTGGCCTTTACAGTCCGGCACCGCAGTCGGGTAAATCAACTGTCGCGAGCGAGCTTGAAAAACGCGGTTACACAATCGTGCCGTTTGCCGAGACGCTCAAGCTGATGCTGATTCCAATGCTGGAATCACTCGGCTATGACGAGCATGGGGCGAATTATCTCGTCCACCAGGCGAAGCAGGTAGTCGTTGGAGATGCTGGCGTCAGCGTGCGCCACATGCTGCAAACACTAGGCACCGAGTGGGGACGGCAGTGTATTCACCCAGAAATTTGGGTGCGTTGCTGGAAGGGTCGCGCGTCACGGTTCGATGCTGTCGTCGCGGATGACGTGCGCTTCCCTAATGAAGCGAAAATGATCAAGCTGCTTGGCGGCGAAATGTGGCGCATTGACCGTCCGGACGCTGTACGTACATTCGATCATGCCAGTGAAGGCTCCCTCAACAGCTACGGTGAATTTGATCGCTATATCACAAACGACGGGACAATTGAAGACTTAATCAGTAAGCTTCAAGATATTCCCGTGTAATCGATGGCCAGTTTGCGCTACCACGCCGGTCGCATGGTGCTTTATGAGTCACCATCTGGCTGGCGGGTGCGCATTAAAACCAAGGAAGGAAAGCTTGACCTGCCGCTGCTGTCCACCGATTTAGAACAGGCCACGCTTGAAGCGGAAGTGCTTTACGCCGACGCCAGAGCAATCAGCAGCAGCAAGCCATTCTGCTATCAGTGCATCCACTGGAAGGCATCTGCGGCAAAATGTGATTTAGGGTTTCCTGAAGGACGATCATCCGGTGGACGATTCGCAAAAGACTGCAGTGCCTTCAAACGCGATTGATTGCGGTGATGGCTATTTCATCGAAAGCGGCATTGAACCGCACCTTGGTGAGGTGCGCTATGCCGCTTGCATGCCCGGTGGCGCTATCTGCCGCTACTCCAATGATTTATGGCAGGCGCAAATCTATATTGAACAGATGAAGGGCAACCGATGCCAGTGATCCACTCGTAAACCTGCTGCGCACGATGCCAGCTCCAGTGATGCTGCATCGTCCACCAGGTCCACAGCGAAGTGTGACCTTTTGAAGCATTACAAGAAAGACAGGCGGGCACGCAGTTCTCGGGAACCGTGAGTCCGCCTTTTGCTTTTGGCTTTACGTGATCAATCGTAGTGGCATGGCGGCCGCAATATGCGCAGCAGTCATGCCATGCACTAAAGATTGATGCCCTGAATCGTTGCTTTGTAACCTTTTTGCTAACCAGTTCGACGCCATCGATCTGGTGCTCCATGGTGACTAGTCAGGCTCGCTTACAGGGTAGCTAGGGCGACTGCTCCCAGCTTGGCATCACGCGGGGCTGATTGTTGTAGTGACCTACTTCTGCGTAGTCGGTATCGGGGATGCCAGCGGTTATAACAAAAACCATCTGGCCAATTTTCAGGCCAGGGTATAGCGGAAGCGAATGCAATCGACGTGCATTCACAAGCTCCAATGTAAGCCTGCTACCTGACCATAAAGGATCGGCGAATCCTGAGTGACTGTGCTCATAACCTTCACGCGCACGAGAAGATTTAAGACAAAACATGCCGCATACATCGTTGGGCATATTGAACGTTTCGCGAGTTTCTGCAAGCACAAATTCGCCGGGTGCCAGCCAGTAAGGATTTTCAGCGGTGCAATGCGCAATCGATTGAAGCTGCAGCTCAGTTGTGTGCTCCACCTCAGCCATGACGTTCTCGCCGAGCCTGAGATCAAGCGATGCAGGATTGAGCAGCTCTGGCTCGAACGGTTCGATCATCCGCTCCTCTTCGATGAGGCGCTGGATCTCGCGGTCGTGAAGAATCATTCGGAATCAATAGTCCCATTGCACCTTAGGACGCCCTGCGCGAATTCCCGTGTGGATGAATCCGCGCGGTGCGCCTCGACCAGTGCTGTATGGCCAGCTTTTCAGACACCAGTCCTGAAGCCTGTAGATGTCGACACCTTGGACGTACCAATCAACGGCTCCGACCCCGGGTGCGTTGAATAGGTGCTCCGATCCCGACGCTCCGCCGACCGAGCGATTGATCGCCAACGGCCTGTAACCACTTGTAACAATCACGGGCTTGTTGCCGAATGCCGCTCGCGCCCGCTCAAGAAATGCCGCCAGCTCGGCCGCTGTGTCGACTTGGTACTGGTGATCAAACCTGCGCACCTCTTGCCCTAGCGCAAATTCACCCAGCGTGATGTGCGGCGTCAATCGAGAGCTAAACGGCGAGTCTGGCGTCAGCTTGGCAGGATCTTGCTGAACCTCAGGCTGCTTCGGCAAGCTAGAAAGCCAGAGTTCTCCTTCCGCGCGACGACGGCGAAGAAGACCAGCTTCCACATTCGTACCCTGATTGCGATACAACTCAAGGGCTGCTGGCACTGCGCTCCAGTCGCGTTCACGCAGTCGCTTGCTGATGGTCTCAAATCCGCTGGAGCCATAGAAGCCGGACCCTAGGTTATAGGCAAACGAAATCAAAGCAGACTGCTGCCCGTCAGTCATTTTTGACCAATGCGGCACTGTTTCGCCGAGCTTCTTGGCGATTTGATCGATTTCAGTGCGGACAAACATGTCCGCCTCGATCACGGTGATCTTGTCGCCACGGCTGACACGCCTGCCGCCTGGGTAGCGAGTGGTGCCGTAGCCGATGGTGTAGGGGTCGCCGCCGCTAAGGGGATCTGGATAGGCAGTGAGATGGCAGCCTTCAAATTCTTTAATAAGTTTTAGCGCTGAGGCATAATCCCCCTGCTTGCCGCCTTGGCTCCAAGTTTTGAACCAACCCTGATCGCGACCAAGGATGTGCGGATTTGCTTTATTGATCGCGTCCTCGAGCTCGCTCAGCGCCGCCATTTGATGCGGCAATGCTTTGTAATATTTAAATAAATCAAGAAGGCGGATTTTGTTTTGCAGCATCGGTCCAGGGTGCGTGAATACTCATTGCCCCACCAAGGAGGCGGCTGTCGCCAGTCTGTAGCTCAGGGTCGATCGGGTGCTCGATGATGACAGGTGGCTTGATCGCAGATGGTTGCGTTGCATGCCAGTCGCGTTCAGCATCATCAAGCCGACCGTGGAGCAGGGTTTCAAACCACCACTCCCTAGCGGCCTGTTCCCAAGTTTTGCCTAGAGCTTTTTTCCCTTGATTGCGCGCAGGGCATGGAAGATGAGCTGAATGATGCTGTTGTCCTTCAGGGGGGAAAGGGCGATCAGCTCAGAGGCTGCAGCTAAGACGATCCACGTTGCCGGATGGTTTAAAAAGTCCATTGCTAACAAGAGGG